GTTTTTAAAAAGAAAACGGAAAATTCAGGGGGTGGTTATGCGCCAGGATAGCCCGACGGGGCGAAAGCAGTAATGCCTAACTGTTTCTGAGCCATTCTTTTAGGCAGTACCGAAAGGCAAGGTGCTATATGGACAAGCGACGGAAAGGAAACGAAGACTACCTGCAGAAATTTATTGCACGCGGACTTGGTACACAATTCAGCTTTATCTCCCGCGATTGGAATTCAGACCATGGTCGAAAGATTTTAGTGAAATGCAAGTCGTGCAATGCTGAATTTTCAACATGGGGCTTCAGGGAAATACTTCGAGGAAAACAATCACATTTACTTTGCATTAATTGCGGAGCATCTTCCGACGGTAACGACGTTTGGGAGCGTTCGCCGAAATGCGATGAAGCAATGGCATTTTACGTTGCCGGACATTCAGTGAAAGAAACTGCTGAACAGTTTGGTGTTTCAACGGCACAGATTAGCAATTCTGTGAAAGCGAGAGGATTGACGAACGGTCGCGATTGGCGAACTGAAGGCCAAAAGATGGCAGTTCGAAATCAGATAAAGCATGCTGAACAGCGTCTCGCAAATCGCCTTGAATCGCTTGGATTTGAATATGTTAGCGGTTATTGTGACGGCCATATAAAAATCCGCTGTCGGCAATGCGGCGATGAGTTTGAGCGATGCGTCGATTTTGCAAAACACGGGAATGTTGTTTGCCGGAAGTGTGAGCACGAAAAGGCATTAATCAGGCAGGCTAAACGACGAGAAGCGCAGAAAGTCGAATCTGCGAAACGACAGGAAGCCAGAGAAATCGAAAAAGCAATACGTGAATTTCAACAGCAAATTCAGCGTGACATGAAACTCGATGAGGTCTGTAAGTGTAAGGTGTGCGGAAGTAAATACACACCAAGACAATACATGCAAAGCGAAGGATTAACGCTCTTTTCAAATGTTGGATATTGCTCGCATGAATGCAAGCGACGAGCAATGAACAGAAGCACTAAAAACAGCCACAAAGGGCGTCAAGACAGTCATCGCCATCGTGCGCGGATGTATGGTTGCGCTTATGATTCTTCCGTTACATTAAAGAAATTGATTAAGCGCGACGGACTGCGCTGTGCTATCTGCGGAGAAATGTGCGACATTAACGACCGCAGTTGGTCGAAGTATTCAGGCCCGATGTATCCGAGTATCGACCACATTATCCCGATGTCGAAAGGTGGAGGGCATATTTGGAGCAATGTGCAGATTGCTCATATTATTTGTAATTCTGAAAAAGGTGACAGCATATGAACGCATCAAAAGACGAAAAACTTCATACTTTGGAGCATGCCATTCTTGCGATGCGCGACAAGATTGAGGAACAGATTCCGATATTCAGCAACGAGCCGCTATCGCAAGAAGTCACAGTCGGCACAGGCGAAACTATACTCCGGCAGAATCCGAACGTTTCAGAATTCCGAGCGCTGATTCGTGATTATCAGCAGGCAATCAAGGCATATAACGAACTTGCCGAAAATAGCACGCAAGAAGGAGCCAAGGTTCTCGACGCCCTTCGTGGACAGTTTAAGGTGGCAAAATGAACGGATACACAGAACCGCGCCTGTATACGCCGCCACTGCGCGAATTGACGGAAGAAACCTCGCTCGGATTCCTTGCCGTCAAGTATGCGGAAACGGTGCTTGGAAAAAAGTTGTACCCGTGGCAAAAATGGTCGTTGATACATGCGCTTGAAATTATAGGAGATTTGCAGAAAGAGTGGAAATTCCGATACAGGGCTCTGCTCTTTTTGATTTCCAGGCAGAATGGTAAGACGGTGCTCTCGGAAATCATAGCGTCGTTCTTTCTCAATGTCCTTCAGGTTCAAAGCGTGTTCGGAACATCCCTGAGCCTGGATAAAGCAGAAGAGGTCTGGGAGGCTGTGATTGCGGATCAGGAATCCATTCCGGAGCTGTCCGCAGAGATTGACCGCGTATCACGCACAAATGGCAACAAGCGTCTGATTCTTTCCGGTGGTCGCCAGTACAAGGTCGGAGCGCCAACCAGACGCGCAGGCCGCGGCGACAGCAACGACCTTGTGATGCTTGATGAGATTCGCGAACAGCGGGATTACGAAACGTGGTCAGCCGCGGCGGCGTCTACGACTGCAAAGCCGAACGCTATGATCATCTGCTTTTCCAATGCCGGAGATCCAGACAGCATTGTCCTCCGTCAGCTCCGCGCGCGGGCACTCAGTAGTATTGCAGGCGGAACAGCAAGCGAATCAGAAGCGGGCGTCGATGACGGAACGCTCGGATTGTTTGAGTGGTCTTCTCCGGATGGTGCAAAAACTGATGACATGGATGCGCTCGCAATGGCAAATCCCGCGCTTGGTTACGGGAATCTCACAGAACGCGCACTCATGGCAAATCGCGCAACATTCCCCGAAAATAAATTCAGGTCGGAATGCATGTGTCAGCAGGTCGAGACGATTCTCCCGCAGCCATTCCCTGACGGAGCATGGAGTGCGAGCCTCGACAGCTTTTCGCATATTGCGCCTGAGTCGGAAATCTATTTCGGCATTGACCTCTCGCAAAACCGAAGATGGACGGTCATTGCTGCGGCGGGATTCCGTGAAGACGGGAACATGCACATAGAGGTCGTTGCCAGACAAATCGGTACGGAATGGGCATATAAATGGTTTGAGGAACGGCAGAAGACAAAGCTGATGAATCTTGCGTTTCAAGGCCGGGGATGTCCTGTTGTTGGCCTTGCGGAACAAATCTGCACGCTCCCGAACGTAAACAGGATGCCAATTGAAGGCGGCGAATTGTCCGCATCATGGGGGCGGTTCTGGGACGCGATTGCGGCAAACGAGCCGGAAAGCAACAGGGGCGGTTTGAAGATTTTCCATCTGTCACAGCCTGTTCTTGATGCGCCAGCAAAGACAATGCAGTTAAGGTCTCTCGGTGGAGGCGTGGAGCTTCCTGACAGGATAAAAAGTCCTGACGACCCGTCCCCGATGATCGCATGCTTTGTCGCATTCGCCGCGGCGACCCAGACAAGGAAACAGGAAAAGAAGATTTATGAAAGCAGTTATGCGAAGGGCGGCAAGCTTATGTTCGTATGATGGAGGGCATAGACATGCCAGTGATTCAAAGACTTAAAAACCTATTCGGCCGGAATGTGTTCTATGTTGTCACATCGGAAGAGATGCCCAGAGTCGGAAAGCTGACAGCGAGGCAGCTGTATGCCACACAGGCAAACCTCCACGCAGTGGTTTCCTTTTTAGCTGACAGCGTGGCACAGCTTCCGCTTAAGGTATACGTCCGCGATGACGAGAACAGCCGAAGGCGAGACCGTGACAGCGTGGCCGCAAAACTACTGTGGAGGCCGAACGCAGATCAGACCGCATACGAATTCATCAACGCGCTGACTGTTGAGCTGCTTCTCATGGGGTGTGCCGTGATGTGGCTTCTTCCGGATCCGGACAGCGAGAGCGGCTACCAGTTACGTATTATCCCGCGCGAATGGATTGTTGACACGGAAAGAGCGACAAATTACGCGCCCGATGTTTTGAAAGTACACACCGGAGCGGGACAGTTCATCGATATTCCACGGACAGAGTTTGTGCAGTTCCGCATGTATTCGCCCGGCAATCCCGGAGGCTACCAGTCACCGATTGCCGCCCTCCGTCAGACATTGCTTGAGCAGATTGAGGCCGACCGCTTCCGGACACAGATTTACAAGTCTTCCGGACGGTTCAACGCTTACATCACAAGGCCGAAAGACGTTCAGCCGTGGGATGACGAGACAAAGCGCAAGTGGTTAACGGCCTTCCGTGAAGGATGGGCACAAGAGGGTGGAAACTCCGGTAAAATGCCGTTGCTTGAAGACGGCATGGAGATAAAGCCGTATCAGTTCAACGCAAAGGAAGCACAGTATGCCGAGACTAAGCAGCTCTCACGCGAGGATGTTGCAGCGGCTTTTCACGTCAACCCGTCACTGATATGGCACACGACTACACAGACCTATGCCAGTGCCAAAGATAACGCACGTGCTTTGTATGCCGATTGCCTGGGCCCGACATTACAGATGCTCCAACAGAGGATCAATTCTTTCCTTCTCCCGATGATTGGAGTGGATTCGCACACGTATGTCGAATTTGATTTGACGGAAAAGCTGAAGGGTTCCTTCGAGGAACGTGCAAGTATCCTGCAGGCATCAGTCGGCGCCCCCTGGCTCACGCGCAATGAGGCCAGGGCCGACAACAACCTTCCTCCGATTGAGGGCGGCGACGACCTGATTGTTCCGCTCAACGTCCTGACAGGCGGTCAGGCGTCTCCACAGGATACGCACATGGACGAGCAGGAACCGATGACGACGGAGCCCGCCGAACCTGCAAAGATGCGGAAGAAGTCGGAGGCGGAAAAGGTCAGAGTCAAGGCCCGCTCGACAAAGGAAGAAGATGAGCGCATGGCGGAAATCCTGCAAAAGTTCTGGAAGCGTCAGGCAAACAGTGTGCTTCCGAAACTCGGTGCAAAATCCGCGTCATGGTGGGATGAAGACAGGTGGAATGATGAGCTTGCGGAAGACATAGAACCACTGCTCAACAGTATCGCAGACGCACACGGCAAGGAAGTCGCGGACAGTATCGGGTTCGATTATGACGGAAGCCGCACGAGAAAGTATCTCGAAGCCCTCGCAAAAGCGAGGGCACAGGCAATCAATGCGGCGACTTACAGGAAATTACAGGATGCGCTTGAAGATGCGGAAGACGAGGAAAATACCCCGTCACATGTTTTTGATGTCCGCCAGAACAAGGATTCGCTGACGTTTGGGCGATCTCTCGCACTGACAGCAGCGGGATGGGCGGCAACACACGAAGCACCACAGCAGGCAGAGAGCCACGGAATCCACCGCACCGTTGAAAAGATGTGGGTGACAGGTGACAATCCGCGAATCGAGCACGCGCTCATGAACGGCGAGACAGTGCCGATTGACGAGGCGTTTTCAAACGGCTGTTTCTGGCCCGGCGACGAGGGCGGGGATCCAGACACGACCTGTGGATGCAACTGCTCAACCGAAGTAATTATCAGCTACTAAGGAGAAAAGCTATGGAACACAAATACAAAGAATTCGCGCTCCGGAAATCTGCGGAAGACGCCGGAACAATTAGCGGATATTTCAGCACATACGACAGGATCCCGGACAGCTACGGCGATGTGATCGCAAAGGGTGCTTTTGCGGAAACAATCGCAAAGCGCAAAGAATCCGGCCATCCATTCCCGCTTTGCTGGAATCACGACCTGAATCAGATCATCGGCTCCGTGGATCCGGCCAGTATCGAAGATACCGATAAAGGCCCGCTGATGACGGCAACCTTTTTTGATACACCGCTTGCGCAGGAAAAGCGCGAGATCGTCAAAAGTGGTGTGGTCTATCAGTTCAGCTTTGCATACGATGTCCTGGAGGCTGGCCCCGTCGAGCTTGAAGACGGAATCAAAGCGAATGAGCTGCGGAAGCTCGACCTGTTCGAGGTCAGCATTGTCCCGATTCCGGCAAACCAGAACGCGATCATGACGGATGTCAAGGCCGGACGCCGCAACAGCAAATCAGATGCGGACATTTTAAGACAGATCAGAAGTCTCGTTGACCAGCTTCTGGAAGACGAGGTTGATGATACAGAGGAACCCAACGACGGAGAGGACAAGCCCGAAGCCAATGAGGCATCAGAGGAGCAGAGGGCGAGCAATCCGAAGAAGGACGATCTTCTGGCATACATAAAAAACATGGAGGGATAAATCATGACTCTCAGAGAAGAGCTCCAGTCCAAAAAGGACGCCCTCTTTGCGCTGAAAGAGCGCATCGAGGCAGACGACGCCGAAGCTATCACACAGGGTGAGCAACTGAAGGCAGAGATTGAAACAAAAACAGCCGAGATCAAGCAGGCAGAGAAAAAGTCCGCTCTGCTCGGTCTGATCGGCATCACAGACAAAAAGGAGGACGACGCAATGAGCGAAGTCAAGACTGCCCGCACACTGGGCGAACATTTTGTTAAAAACATGCCCGAGTCTCACGGCTCCAGGTTCAGCATCTCCGCGCCTGAGTTCGTCAAGGCGTACAGCGATCCGATGGCGGTCGGAACCGTCGCGTCTCCGCAGGTTCCCCGCGCACTGGTCACTGACATCGACAGGAACATCGTCCCGGAAGTCCTTCCGCAGACCTATCTGCGCGGACTGTTCGGCGCTGAGACGATCCAGGGCAACGCTCTGACGTTCTACACAGAGGGCGCGCTTGAATACGCAGCTGGCAAGCCTTACGGCTTCGACGTCACTGCAGAAGGAGCTGCGAAGCCGCAGGTTTCCTTCGCGGATCCGACTGCTCACACCGTGGCGCTCACCAAGATCGCCGCGTTCATCAAAGAAACAAACGAATATATCGACGATGCACCGTTCCTTGCTTCCGCGATCAATGGCAGGCTGCTGAACTATCTGAGACTGAGAGAGGAAGCGTTCCTGCTCTCTGAGCTCTCCGGCACATCTGGCATCCAGGCCGACACGACCAGCTGGACAAACGGCGACATGGCGGATGCGCAGGCGATCGCTGATCTTATTTTTGCGAAGATGATGAGCGTGCAGGAGCAGTCCGGCTTCGCGGCTGATGCGATCATCATGAACCCCGCGGTGTGGCAGACTCTCCGCCTTGGAAAACTCAGCGCCACGAACGCCTACATCGGCGGCGGCTATTTCGCCGACGGCCAGGGAAGACAGATCTGGGGCGTGCCGGTTTATCTCAGCTCCTTCGTTGATGCTCCTGTTTCCGGCTCCGCAAAGGGCGACATCTGGGTTGGCTCCTTCAAGGCCTGCGGTTCTGTCGTCAGCAAGGGCGGCGTGAGAGTAGAAGCTACAAACAGCGACCAGGATGACTTTATCAAGAACAAGATGACGATCCGCGCAGAAGAGCGTCTTGCTCTGGCGGCCCGCATTCCTGCAGGCTTCTGCAAGATCACGAAGGCGGCGTCCTAATACGTTGCATAGATCAGGGGGCGCTTCGGTGCCTCCCTTTTTTGAAAGGCGGTGATCCAATGCTTAAGAGCTATTTATGGAGAGGCGTCGAGTGGCAGTTCGAAGAAGGCGAACAGCCGGATGGAGCTGTCGAACTCAAGCCGACAAAAAAGGCGGCGGAACCGCTGAACAAGGCGGTAAAGCCGCAGAATAAGAAGCGGAAGGTGCAGACAAAATGAGCGTGCTGACAAATTGGGGGTATTCCATCACGGAAGCGGACACCATGCCAAACATGATGGATTATGACGAATACGCCACCTTTACGGGACGGGAAGACAACCCCGACCGCGTAGAAGCGGAACTATCTGCGGCGTGCGCCTCTATCCGGAATTATGTCGGCTGGCATCTGTATCCTTCCGAGTCGTGCAGGCTGGAAATGCTTGCGAGTGACCGCAGGGTGATTTACAGCGGGCCGGACATGCTTGTACAGCTCCCGGCTCGCTATGTGCAGGAAGTGACAGCCGTGACGGTTGACGGAACGGCATGCGGACATTACTACGCGGATACAAACGGAGTGCTTCACGTCTTCGACACAAAGCCGTACAAGCGTTATGCCGTGATTGCTATCGACTATATCGCGGGCCTGACCGACGAGTTAATGGCTCCAATTAAGGAACTGATCGCGCACCGCGTCACGCATGCCATGGCTGTTCCTGCCGGAGTTACGTCAGAGTCTTCCGGCGGCGTGTCCGTCACGTATAACGCGAACTGGATCAACAACAGCCGCGCGACCGCACTCGCAGGCGACAACAAGGAGCTGCTTATTCCGTACAAGGTGCAGGGGGTGTTCTGATGGCATTGTTATCATTCTGGACGCAATCTATAACGCGCCTCCGCCCTGGGACGAAAACCGAGAGAGGTTCGACCGTTTACGACTGGAGCAATCCGGATGCGCTTGTGGTTGACGGATGCAGTGTACAGCCAGCGTCCACGTCTCTCACGCAGGACGGGCGCGTGCAGGGCATCTCTGACGGCCTGACTGTGTACGCTCCGGCTGATGCGGACGTGAAGGCTGGCGACCGGATAGAATATGCGGGAAACGTCTACACGATTAACGGCGACCCGCTTGTCTGGCCTGCTCCGGCGCGCCTGCAGCATGTGCAGTTAAACCTTGTGAGGTGGCGCGGATGAGCGGAAAACTTACGCTCAAATTCAATCCGCAGGGCTTTTCGGAGTGCCTGCAGGGAACAGCTGATTCTGTTCAGGCAGTCGCGGAGGACATCGCGGCGAGAGCGTCGGCGTACTGTGAAAAAGGCAGTGGTTTCCATGTGGAGATGACGAACGAAGCAAGATATCAGGACAGCGCCTATGGTGTTACCCGCCCCGTTGCCGTTGTCGTCCCGGATGACGAAGAGAGTGCAGCAGAGGAAGCGGAAGATAAGATTCTGGGTAAAGCATTATGATCATCAATAAATCGATAGATATCGAAGAAGAGATTAGAAGCGCTCTTTCAGAATATCAAACTGCATATTGCCGACCGCTCCCCGCTGAGTACGTGCTTCCGCACATCCTCATCACGCAGGTCGGAGGCCAGACCGTGCAAACAATCGACACGTTCTATGTGGTGCTCGATTCCCGCGCAGAAACAGAGGCGGCGGCACTCGATTACCTGAACACGGCAATCGGCATTTTGAAGCAGGTGGCAAAAGAGCAGACAACTGCGATTCGCCACGTAACAGTTAATTCGTCCGGTTCATGGGGGAATGATCCCGTCAGGCCGGATTTGGCAATGTGCTCGGCTCGGCTTGATGTCGTGGCACATCAAACGATTAAGGAGATTTAATAATGAGTGATGTAAAACTTGGTATTGGCCGCGCTACGGGCATGTTTTATCACGCACCTGCAGGGACGGCACTTCCGACAGATCCGACCGCGACACTCGCAACCGCATGGAAGCATGTTGGTGATGTTTCCGACGCAGGTATCACGCTTGCGCTGGAGAAATCCACAGAGAATATCAAAAACTGGGCAAACGTCGTTAAGCGCGTTGTGCTGACTGATCATTCCGAGACAGTCCAGGCTCCGATCATGGATACCACGGAAGAAGCGCTCAAGGTTGTTGTCGGTGAAGACAATGTTGTTACAGCCAACGATGTTACAACGGTATCCCTGTCTGACGGCGCTCTTCCTCCCGCGGAGGCTTTCCTGTGGGTCATGAAGGACGGCGACGACATCATCATGATCGGATGCACAAACGGACAGGTGACGGCGGTCGATAATGTCACCTTCGCACCTGGATCCGCAATCAACTGGAACGTCACTGTCACGGCAACGGGCGATGACGGGTTCAAGCTCATCATGGGCTGAGTCCGCGTAAATGACATAATTCGGAGGATATATGAAAGAGCTTACTCTCAGAGAGAAAGAGGATGATTTTCTGAAGCTGAACATCGGCGAAGAAAGTTACCTGATCCCGCTCGCATCATCTATGACGCTTGACGAAATCAGGGCCATGGATGACAAGGAAAAGGCTTTTGAGTTTATTCAGAAGCACACGGGCGGAAAGATTAAAATTGGACAGTACATGGACGTCATCACCGCATGGCAGGAGGCGTCTAACGAAGCACTGAAACAGACAGGGCACACCGTGGGGGAATCCTAAGCCTTGCGAAGTTTATCGACGAACATCGTGAGGCTGTAGAATACGACCTGCTTACGAACACCGGGTTTCAGTTGTGTGAAATAGGGGGCGGTCTCAAGTGGCCTGCCCTCTTTTCTTTTATCCGGAATATCCCGAACGACTCCGCACTCATGGAAGACATCGAGCCGGAGCTTAAAGGATGGGGAACGACAGCAAAGACAAACGTCATCCTTGCGGATATTTACGACATGCTCGCCATGATAAACGCGAACATGGTTGCTATTGCGTCCAGAAAGAGGACGGCGCACCCGAAGCTCTACCCGCGCCCATGGATAAAAGACGAAGGCAGGCAGGAACAGCATTTCGGTCGAGATCCTCTGCCGCCGGATGAATTGCGGGAATGGTTCGAACAAAAGAGGAAAGAGAAACATGCCAGTAGTAGCAAGCGCGACTCTTGAAGTCACTCCGGTCATGGCCGGAGCACAGCAATCTATAACTGAACAGCTCACAGGCGCGGCGCTTCCGGCAGCCGAAAAGACAGGCCAGGAATCCGGCTCGAAGTTTTCTTCGTCATTGGTAAAGGGTATCGGAGCGGGATCCGTTGCTGTTGCCGGAGCAGTCGCAGGTGTCAGCGGAGCACTGATTAAAACCGCCGGCGATACTGCGGCATACGGCGACCAGATTGACAAGGCCAGTCAGAAGCTGGGCGTCAGCTCTACGTTCTATCAGGAGTGGCAGGCCGTCTTGCAGCACAGCGGCACGGACATGGATAAGATGTCGGCGACATTTAAAAAGCTTGCCACGGCATCGCAGGACGCATCCGCTGATCAGCAGGCCGCTTTTGAAAAGCTCGGCCTGTCCATGGATGATGTGAGCAAGATGTCGCCGGAAGAATTATTCACGCACGTTATCT